AAGCTACTATGCTTGACAATCCTGTTCATCAAATGATAAGACGTGTATCATCTATTGTACTACCTACTATATTAGGTGGTGGTTATGCGTCAGCAGCAGTTAATGCTAAACTGGCTGGTGGTGCATTATTTACCAAACCTTGGTTTACAAAACTAGCTGCTAATCTAATGTCACAGGTAGGTGTTGATGCTACAGTATTAGCATTGAGTGATGTAGGAGAAGATGATACTATTACTACAGAACTTAGTAATATGTTTCCTGAGACATTCGGACCAAAGGGTAGAGTACCTTTGCCTAACTTTTTTAGGACTGCTGACAGTGATAGTCCCGGTGTAAGAAAAGTCAAGAACATGCTAGAGTCAGCACCGTTTGCTATATTTGGTAGTATCATAGGATCTTTCCTTGATGTCAGAAATGGTAAGCAAACTATGGGCTGGTTTGATCCTAAAGATAATGTAGCTCAACAGTATAAGCAGGGTGCACTTAAATTTGGTGGTGACGCTGACAAGCTGATACGTATACAAGAAATAGATGAACTGCTATCGCTAGGTCGTAAAAACCTCAGTAGACAGAATGAGAACATGTTAATTAACGAGAAACTAAACTTAGAAAACTCGTTAGGTATTGATGATATTGATGGAGCTATGAATCGTCAAGCTACTATCAATGATTTTGAAACTGAAGCAGCTATAGATAGAAAGATTGCTAACAACTTTGAACAGCTAGAACTTAATATACAAGGTGTAGATGCTGACTTAAATGCTGACTTACTTGATGATGCAGCTAAAGCAAAACAGCAAGTACCTCCCGGTAACGTAGCACGTAACATAGCAGATACTACAGCTATTAAAACTGGTACATCATCTGGAGATCCAGCACCTATAATTACAGATGCTATGAGACGTAAAGGTCTTATGGTTGGCTCTACAAGTCGTGATGCTGTGATGGGTGTAGGAGAAGCTGCAAGAATGACAGGTAGATTTGATGCTATTGTAGATGGTGTTAGATTTAGTGCTAAAGAAATGAATGCAGCAGCATGGGGTATTTATATGGATATCATAGATCCTATGTCTACTGTTGACGATGTAAAAGCATTGTTCTTAGAAAACAGAGATGTGAAGAACTTGATGCTTGGTAAGTTTAAGATAGAAGTAATTAACGAAGATCAGGCTAGAGCAGCAGCGTTTGCTATGCGTGATCTTGTTGATAGATTTTTAGGTAGAGAAGTAACTGCATCATCTGGTAGAGTTATGGATACACTTGGTAGAGAAGCTGCTACGATTGCAGCATCTATCACTGACATGGCTCCATTTGTAGATGACGCACATGCTATGGATATTGTACTTGACAAGCTACAATTCTTAATGGATGAGTATGCACTTAACAAATACCTATCTGGTTGGTCACTACGTAACAAGAACTGGTTTGACCAGCTCCCACCACGTACAGCAGAAGAAGGTATACAAACATTAATAGAAGAGTTTAAGACTGCTGAAAATAGCATACACGCTAAGAATAAAAAGTTTACTAAAACTCTGAAAGAACTACGTAAAAATAAACCAGAAGCACTACGTCCTCTAATTGACGCATATGCACATACTAATGGTGATGTAGATAGTCTTGCTAAACTATATAAATGGGCAGCAGACCAGATCACACCAGTAGGTATGTTAAAAAGTCCTGATCCTAAAAACATGAACTTGTTTGCTAAGGCTGCATGGGGTGTACGATACAACAATATGTTGTCAGGTATATCAGCGTTTAGAGCTGGTGTAGGTAATGGTGTACAACTTTTACTTAGACCTATGACAGCTGTATTAGGACATGCTGTAACTGGTAACTGGGATGGTATTCGACGTACTATATATTATAATGGTGCTGTCTGGGAAACAAACAGACGTGCATTAACTGATGCGTACCAGATGATGAAGAGGACGCATAAAGACCCTACTGCTATGATGGCACAGTTTCGTAAAGACTTTGTATTTAAGACTGACAAAGCTTGGGACATCATGGATGACATGGCTAAGTTATATGAGATTGATGGTAACTGGGGTAGAGCATATCAGTTAAAGATGGCATCTAGACTTAAGCAGATAGCTGGTATGAGTGGATTACGTTATGGTATGACCGCTATGGTATTTCCTGACGTATTTACAACCACACACCTAGCACACTACTTAGCTAGAGCTAAAGCTTATGATGATGTATTCTATGAATTTGGTAGTATATATGGTCAAGCAGATTTACTTAAGGAAGCAGAGCTAAAGTATTATAATGAGTTCTTCGATGCTGATGGACTTGTTAAAGATAAAACGTTAAAAGCTATGGCTGGTGAAATACAGCTAAACTTAGATGACGGATTAGCTAGTTACCTTACAGATGCTACAACAGCATATCCTATACTTAAAGAAGTTATGGCGTTTCCACGTACAGCTTCTAACTATATGAGAGCTGCTGCATCATGGACACCTATTACATTAATACCCGGTATTAGTAAGTATAGTAAAACTATATATGCTAAGACTTCTGATGACATAGCCGAAGCTTTACTAGAGCACGGTATTGTCATGGCTAAAGAACCTAATGCACAGGTTATCTTTGAGAACTTACGTGCAGAGTATGTAGGTAGAATGGCATTTAGTAGCTTACTTGTATCTACATTATTTGGTTATGCTATGGCTGGTAACATTCGTGGTAACGGACATTACAATGCGAGTGAGCGTAACAAGCAAAGAGACCAGATGGGCTACGAACCTAAGACTATACGTATAGGTAACAAGTGGGTAAGTTATAAAGGTATCATAGGTATCGAACATATCTTATCTATCATAGGAGATCTAGCATACTATGCTGGTGACATAGATGAGAACTTGTTAGAAAACTGGGAGTCTAAGTTAACTTGGACTATCGGTGCTACATTCTTAAACGAAACACCTTTAGCTGGTGTAGAACCTTTGTTTGATGCTATGAACGGTAACGTACGTGCATTTAACAGACTTGTATCACAGAGTTTATCATCATGGATTCCAGCTAGTGGAGGTCTTGGTGTGATTGCTAATGCTACAGACGCTGCACAAAAAGATATTAATGGTGAAATTATAGCATTTGTTAAGAATAGAATACCCGGTCTAAAGAGTCAACTTCCTAATCAGATAGACATATGGACAGGTGAACCTATTAACGATATAGATAATCCATTCTTACGTGCACTCAACGCTATTAGCCCTATACAGGTTAATGGGTCTAACGAACCTTGGAGACAGTTTCTTATGGACATTCAGTACAGAGGCTTAGGTATACTTAAGTTTGACTCTACTGGATCATACGAATGGAAACCAGAAGACAGAGAAATAATAAATAAATATATTGGTGAGCAGAAACTGTATAAACAAATCGAGCGTATTATGAAACGCAAAGATTATCAGAAACAGATCAAAGCTCTAAAGGCACTGAGAAATCAGAACAATCAAACCAATAAAGATAAAATAGAATTAAAAACCACTTTACTACCCATACACCAAGATCTTAACCAAGTTATTCGTGAAGCTTTAAAAATAGCTGAAGCGAGATACTTACGTGAACATCCACATGTACAACAATCTATCTACAATGCACAACAGGCTAAAAACCGCATGAAGGAAGGTAATGTTGAAGGTGCTGGTGAAATACAAAAGAAAGATCTTGAAACTAAACAACTTATAGAATACGGTAACTAAAATGAGTGCTGTTACACAGAACGAATATACCCAGCAGAACACAACAACTGTTCTGTACAATTTTACATTCCCATATCTTAAGACATCAGACGTTAAACTAAGTCTTGATGGGGTTGCTAGTACCGCTTTTACATTAGCCAACGCAACCACAATACAATTAAATACTGCTCCTTCAGTAGGAACCAAAATCAGAATATTTAGAGAAACAGGTATTGACGATCTAACAGCTACATTTTATGCTGGTTCAGCTATCAAATCAGAAGACCTTAACGATAACTTTACTCAAAACTTATTTGTTACACAAGAAGTAAACGCACGTTTTCTTAGTACTCTTGGTGGAACCATGATCGAAGACGTGAAAATGGGTGAAGACACTAAGATCATATTTGAAGGTGCGACTGATGATGCACATGAAACTACATTAACAGTCGCTGATCCTACAGCAGATAGGACAATTACTTTACCTGACGTAACAGGTAACGTAGTAACTACAGGTGATACTGGTACTGTTGCAAGAGCGATGATTGCAGGCGATGCAATCGACGGTACAAAAATAGATGATGACTCTATAAACTCAGAACATTATGTCGATGGGTCTATAGATACTCAGCATATTGCTGCTGACCAAATAACAAATGCTTTAATAGCAGACGACCAAATAGATTCTGAACATTATGTAGCCGGTTCTATAGATCATGAGCACTTAGCAAATGATATTATAGATGGTGATAACATAGTAGATGATGCTATTGGTAATGAACATATAGCTACAGATGCAGTTAATGCAGACAGTATAGCTAACAATGCTGTAGATACTAATGCTATACTGAACGGAGCAGTCACTCAAGGTAAAATAGCAACCAACGCTATCAATCAACTTAAGATGCAAGACGATTGTATCGGTGCTGCTGAAATTATAGACAATGCTGTTGGTTCAGCTGCTTTAGCATCTAATGCTGTAACAAATGTTAAGATGGCTGACAACTCTGTTGGTACATCTGAAATTATTAATGATGCAGTAGTAGAAACTAAAATAGCAGACAATGCTGTTTCTATGAATAAGTTAGCTAATGGTATATTACCTACAGATATAACTATAGCTAGTGCAAATATAGTTGATGGAACAATCGTTGAAGCTGATATAGCTGACGACGCAGTTACAAATGATAAGATAGCTGAGGGTACGTTAGATGGTAGATACTATACAGAAACTGAGCTACTTAATGGTGCTCTTGATGGTAGATACTATACCGAGACAGAAGCTGAAGCTAAATTTTTAAGGCAAGACTCTACTGAAACTATCGCTAGTGGAGATACATGGTCTAACACTGATTCAAAGGTAGCTACAACTGCTGCTATCAACGCAAGAATTATTGACCTTGTTGATGACATAGGTGGTTTCACTGTTCTTGCTAATGAATTAACTTTTCCAAATTCAAACCCACAAGGTACTACAGGACAGGCTGCAATAATGAGTATTGGTTCTCTATCGCAGTCTTATAGCCCTAGTAGTGGTACAGTAACTATAGCAAATGGAACTGTAGGAAATAGCACAGTAACTATTACTGGTGTAACTTCTACATTACCAGCAGGGTTTGGAATATTAGTCGAATCAACCTCAACACTTAATACTTATACATTTCATAGATTAGTACCGAAAGCGACTGAAGTTACAACTGTTGCTTCAAATGCTACAGCTATAGCTGCTGCTGGTAACAATGTTACAGATATAAATAACTTTGTAGATCTTTACCAGATAAGTACTTCTGCACCTACAGCTAGATACGATAGCTCAACTTTACAGAATGGTGACTTATGGTTTGATAGTTCATCTAACAAAGTGTTAATGATCTATGATGGTAGTGCTGGTGATGGATTCACTGCTGCTACACCTAACGCATCTGACTTAACTAATATTAATATTGTAGCTGGACATGTTACATTCCAAGAAGATTTAGGTCTAATTACAAATGCTGTATCAACAGGAACAGGTAATAACTCAGTTAATACAGTTGCTGGCTCTATAACTAATGTAAATACTGCGGCAACAAACATTGCAAAGATAACTACTGTTGCTGATGACTTAAACGAAACTACGTCTGAAATAGACACAGTTGCAACTAACATCACGAATGTAAATAATGTTGGAAATAATATTTCTAATGTTAATGCTGTTTACTACAACCAGTCAAATATTAATGCTGCGGTTTCTAACGCAAGTAATATTAATGCTGCTGTATCAAACGCAACTAATATTAACACAGTAGCTGGTAATAATAGTAATATAAATACCGTAGCTGGATCTAACGCTTACATAACAACAGTAGCTGGATCTATTAGCAATGTTAACGCTGTTGGTGGTTATATAGCTAATGTAAATACAACTGCAAGTAATATTGCAAATGTTAATAACTTTGCTAGTACATATCAGATAGCATCTTCTAACCCATCACAAGATGGAGGTGGTAACTCACTAGCTGCTGGAGATCTATACTTTAATACTTCTTCTAACGAATTAAGAGTATATAATGGTAGTACATGGCAAGGTGGTGTTACAGCTACCGGTAACTTAGCTGGTACAGGTGCTAACACATTCTCTGGTAACCAGACAGTTAACGCAAACATTATCGTAACAGGTACTGTAGATGGTGTAGATATAGCTGCATTTAAAACTTCATTTGACAACTTAAATACAGATCTAGTAACTGACACTACTCCACAACTAGGTGGTGCATTAGATGGACAAAATAACAATATGTCCAACATCGGTACTATAGACGGTGCTAACTTACAACTCGACTTCGGAACAATTTAATGGCAAAATTATTAAAACTAAGACGTGGAACTACCACGCAACATGGTAGCTTTACAGGAGCCGAGGGTGAAGTTACTATTGACACAGATAAAGATGTACCTGTAGTACATGACGGCTCAACTGCTGGAGGACATCCAGTAGCAGCAGAAGATATGTCTAACGTAACTGCTGCAAATATTAAAGGAAGAATAGCTAGTACAATAACCAACTCAGAAGTTAACTCAAGTGCAGCAATAGCTGGAACTAAGATATCTCCTGACTTTGGATCACAAAACGTAGTTACTACAGGAACTTTAGGTTCTGGTGATATAACAATTTCAGATAATAACCCTTCTATAACCTTCACTGAGGGTGATGCTAACCCAGATTATAGAATTATTAGTAATAACGGAAATCTAACAATACAAGATATACAAGATAGTTATGCTACTAGATTTCAGGTTAATTCAGATGGACACGTTGATGTAACTGGCAGCCTAGACACAGGTGATATAACAATTACAAATGCTAATCCTACGATAACCTTTACTGAGAATGATGGTAACCCAGATTTTAGAATTATTGGTAATAATGGATCACTAGCAATACAAGATATACAAGATAGTTATGCTGTAAGATTTCAAGTAAATTCAGATGGTCATGTTGACGTAACAGGTAACTTAGACGTCGGTGCTGGTGTTGACGTAACAGGAAACATCACAGCAACTGGAACAGTTGACGGTGTAGACGTAGCAACTAGAGACACATTATTTGGTGGTTTAACATCTAGCTCTGGAGTATTAAGTAACGGTGTAACTGCAACTACTCAGGCTCAGTCTGACAACACAACTAAAGTTTCTACAACTGCATATGTAAGAACTGCTATATCTGAAGCTCAAGCTTTCCCATCTGGGACAAAGATGCTCTTTCAACAGACATCAGCTCCTACAGGTTGGACAAAGGTAACAAGTGGTGTAAACAACCATGCTCTTAGAGTTGTATCTGGAAGTGCTGGTTCTGGTGGTAACGTAGCGTTTACAACAGCTTTTGCAGCAAGAGGTATTACAGGTAACTCAGGTAACACAACTGCTGGAGGTAACGTCTCAGTTGCTAACAGTACTGCTGGAGGTAACATTTCTGTAGCTAACGCAAACATTAGTGGTAACGTAAATAACCATACACTGTCTGTTAACGAAATGCCTTCACACAGCCACAACTATGCTCGTTGTGTACAAGGAGGTAACACTGTGCCTTGGCAGGCTAACTTTAAAGCTGCTGATAACGGTAACGGTACAACAAGTAATACTGGTGGTGGTGGAGGTCACTCACACGGATTCTCTGGTAGTGCACACTCTCACAACGCTAGTTTCTCAGGTAGTGCTCATAACCACAACGCTTCGTTTAGTGGTAGTGCACACAACCACAGTATTTCTATAAACAACTTAGATATGCAAGTTGAATATATAGACGTAATAATTGCAAGTAAAGACTAATGATAGTTGACACCACCCGTATCACTGATCCTTATATTTATGTATGGGATAAAGAGATACCAAAAGAAACATGTGACAAAATAATTACTAAATTTGAAAAAAACATAAATGAGTCTTATCAGGGCATAACTGCCCAAGGTGTAAATCTAGACATAAAAAATAGTCGAGATATATGTGTCTCTGATAAACTAGAAATTTGGGAAGAAGAAGATAAATTATTTTACGAAGTTATTAACGACGCCGGTGCTTCTTACTATCAACATCTAAATCAAAGTAGTAATTATACATATTTCACCACTAACGAAAAACATGTATTTACACCTATAACTGAAGAAATTATTGACTCTGGATACCAAATACAAAAAACAGATCCCGGTAAAGGTTATATTTGGCATAACGATTTTACTTATAATAACAACCTTATTCGTACACTTACATTTATTTTATATTTGAATACTGTTGAAGAGGGTTGGACACAGTTTTACAACGGAGATCAAGTTGCACCTGTAGCTGGAAGAGTCGTGATTTTCCCTGCAACTTGGACTTATTTACATCAAGGCTACCCACCCAAGCAAACTAAATATTTAATGACAGGGTGGTTACATGCCAAACCCGAAGAAACAAATGGCAAAACCTAAACAAGGCACTCTTTGTCCGTTAATCGGAGAAGATTGCAGAGAACTAGAGTGTGCATGGTACACACAAATAGCTGGAACAAATCCACAAAATGGAGAACCTGTAAATGAATATGGATGTGCAGTAGCTTGGATACCTTTTTTACAAGTAGATAATTCCAAAGTGGTAAATCAAATGGGAGCAGCTATTGAATCATTTAGAAACGAAACAGTAGAAAAAATGAGCCCAATAGTTGAACTAGAACAACCAAAACAAAAATTAATTAAAATTACGGAAAATGAAAATTTCGATAATACGTGAAGATAAAGCTGTTATTAAAGATGGTATCGGTATTGATGGTTTAACTTTATCTTCATTTCCATCTGACGTTTGGGCAGTCCAATGGGACAGCACAACATCAAAAGGTACAGTTGAAAAGAATGACTGGTCTGTATCGACTATTACTTCAATAAGTGATTATCAATCTTTTATAGATGAGTTTGATGCTGAAAAAGCAAAAATAGATGCAGCAGCAAATCCAACTTTAACAGATGCAGAAAAGTTAGCTAAATTCAAATTTGAAAGAAATGGTAGACTTGCTATATCTGACTGGACACAGTTACCAGATTCACCATTAAGTAGCACTAAAAAAACAGAATGGGCTACATATAGGCAAACTTTAAGAGATTTACCAGCTAGCACTTCTGATCCAGAAAAACCTACTTGGCCGACTGAACCTAGCTAATGGAAATACCCAGCATAGTAATCCCACCAGTAAAAGATATCGAAACAATATCTATACCATTACCTACTGCTGACGTACCAAGTTATGTACCCTTGGTTGTACCTCCAAGTGATTTACAAGAACCAGAGGGTACAAAACCTGTAGAGACTGCTGAACCTCCAGCACCTACATTACCTCCACCTTTCCCACCTTATAAATTACCTACAGGTGATGTATTAGTTCCTACAGCTATAGCAGCCGTAACAGCTGTTGCAGCTACAACTATAACACAACCTATTATAGAAAAACTAAGGAAGAAAATACAAAAGTTCTTACAAGATAAAATAAAAAAATGGAAAGAAAACCGGAAGAAAAAAAGGGAATCTTTACAAAACTCAAAGAAAACATAGATGACCATGATGAACAGATGCAAGTACTAGGTGCAGCAGTGCGTTTAGGTGTTGTAATCTGGTCAGGGTTTATTATTACCTTAAGTTATGTTGAACTGCCTATGATTAAAAAATCAGCTACAGCAGGCGATATCACTTTCGTGGCTTCGATTTTTACTGGTGCACTAGCCACATTTGGTTTGTCTACTGGTAATGGTAAAAAAGACAAAGAACAAAAACCAAAGACATGAAGAAACTAATTCTTCTCTTAGCATTGTTATCACCCGCAGTTGCAAGAGCTAATACTGTTACGCCCCAGTTTACTACAGGGTCGATGAATAGTACAACTACAACAACCCAAACGATAACTGAGGTCGAGCAACGTCA